GTGAGTTCTGTAATGAGTATCTCTGCCATGATGCTATGCCTTTATGAGCTATTAAAAGTCTACTGAGTTACCAGCAGCTAGAGCTTGTTGACGCATAAGTTCAGTACGTTCATTTTGAGTAAGTGGCGGCAGAACTTCAATGTTGAATTCTGAAACCAGTTTACCCCTACGCATAGACTCTCCACGAGGTCCTTTAACAGTAACGAATGTAGTGTACTTGCGTTCCTTCATCTCTTGAAAAATGATGTTAGGAACATGCCAACCGTTTTCAGCATTGAAAGGTACATACTTTTTGAATGTGCCTAACTTTGCTGATCCACAAGAAATGATTTCACCTTCCCAGCCTTTCTTGTTTGGATTCATGCAAGTTACACGAATACGTACAAGCTTAGCTGCTTCTTTCTTACGGACTTCAAATTCATGTTTTTTAAACTGAGCAGGAGTCATACGCTGACTTGCTGGTTTACCTGACTTAGTACGTTTAGTATTTTTAGTAGGCTTAACAGCTTCTGCTTTTTCCTCGGCTTCAGCATTTGCTTCTTCGAGGTTTTCCATGTGCATGTTGATCTTAGCTCTTAGCTTATCTGCACCTGATTTTGGATGGTATTTAATACCTAGAAGATCTGCACGAGACTTTAATGATTCAAGTTCTGCTTGTGCTTGTTCTTCGTCTAGTTCTACTTCGTTGTTCATGTTTTCTTCGTTCATTTGAGTAACCTTTTTATGAAGAGGGTGGATGCCTCTTATAGATATGAAAAACTGCCTCCCGAAGGAGGCAGTGTCTGGTCTAGACTATTACCATTCAGCGATAGTCTTGATCAGAGCAAGACGCTCTGGACGCAGGATCATAGTACCGTAGTACCACTTGATGCTGTAGAAACCAGTTTCACCGTATGGATCTTCTGGGCGTACAGTTTCAGATGGCTTAACGTGGTTGATCTTGAACTTAACAGTCTTACCGTCAGTCTGGAAACCGATAGTAGTGAACGACTGATCACCAACAACCAGCATTGGGAATACGTCATAAGACATAGCACCAGTTGCAGCGTCAGTAGTAGTAGCACGGTAGCCAGTGTTAGTACCGACAGTAGCACCTGCAGCAGCCCAGTGAAGCATCTCTGGAACTACGATGATGCGGAAGTTGTCGATAGCACCGATCTCACCACGAGCAACGTTACCAGCGTCAGCGTATTGAGCTACTGGGATGAATGCTTTGTTTGAGTGGTAGTCAGTCATACGCATGATTGAAGGAACGAGTTCCGAACCAACGTACATGTAACGAGCAGCGTTAACTACTTTAGTGTCTACCATGCGAGAACCAGTGATGATCTTGGTCTGCTTAGGAGTACGGTTGTTATCCAGCTCGATAGAGAGTTTAACAAGGTCATCGTAAGCAACAGCATCAGCAGTAGCATCACCAGACAGAGTAGCAGCAGAAGTAGCGTCACCAGTGTAACGGATTACACCAGCACCGTTGATCAGGTCGATCTGCAGCTGGTCTTCTACGATTTCGTTAGCAGCTTTCAGAGACTCATCTACAATGTGCATCATCAGTTCTGCGTCAGAATCAAAGTCCAGAGATTCCTGAGTGTACTCATCAAAGAAGCCAAACTTCTCAATAGTACCTTCAAGCTCGATACGCTTCATACCAACACGGTTTACACGACCACCAGCTTCAGACAATGCAGGGATTTTGCCCTGAATGTAACCGATGTCTTTAGAAGAACCGTAAAGGTTACCTACAGCTGATACGTAAGAACCAGTTGTGAAAGTCCAACCAGTAGCACCAGAAGTAGTAGTAGCGTAGTTAGTATTGAAGGCAATACCAGCTTCTTCAAGGATAGTCAGTACTTCAGCCTGTGCAGCAGCAAGAGCAGCAGCATTGGTAGTAGACTGGTCAGTATCCCAATCAGCTGTACCTACAGCGTACATTACTTCGCCATCTGGGTTAGTAACAGTAATAGTTACTTCAGAAGCAGCATCAGTAGTAAGACCTACGTTACCTGCAGCATCGATACCCTGATCGTTGATGTTACGGTCATCAAGGATTGGCAGGTAGTGGTAACGCTTGATAGTTTTACCCATGTTTTTAGGCATGGAAGTTACGTCAGCCATCTGACCAAAGTACTGCTCTTTAGCAATCTCAGTCAGTGCTTTCTTGTAGAAGTAATCCGTGCGGATCTGTGAACCAACATCAGATGGAGATGCGTTCAACGGGTCGTTATATGACATAGCCATAGTTAATCACCTTTCAAATAAGTTAAATAAATTTTGCAGCTACTAATTTAGAAAACTCTTCATCACTCATAGAGAGTGGATTGAAGTCTTCTTGTTTTGCTCTAGGAGCACTTTTTGTAGAACTAGCAGCTTTTTTACGGCTAGCTAGTTTGGGATCTACGGTATTAGTCGCTTTATTAACTATATTTGGCTGTGATTTACTAATTGATTGGCTAGGCTGTTTTGCCTGAGCTTCTTTAGCAGTGATCTGCTGCCCTACTTGATAATAAGCTTGGATATCGGATAAACCATTTAGTTTACCTAATACTCGTTCCCTTTCTACTGCAGACATAATCCGATCATAAAGACCGGAATCTACCTGCTCGTTAATCACTCGGATTAACTCTGGCTCTTTAACAACAGCTTCTTGTGAAGCTTCGTCCCACTTATTACCTATGATGTCCATAGTTCGAGAAAAGGTAGCTGTGTCCTTGATATCAGCAAGTACGCTATCTAGCTCGATCTCAGCATCAGAGACATTGTAAGCTTTCGGTTGATAATTCGCCTTTTGGTTTGTATCAATATCAAGCGGATCAATACCACTATCCGCTATAAACTTTTTAATTGCTTCTGGATCTTTCTTATTTAGATCGATCAAGAAACTGAGTTTATTCTGATCCAACAAATCATTATTTTCTAGGAGCTTCATCAATTTAAGATTGGGCTTTAATGCAGCCATCTTTTTATTGTAGTTAGCTCCCATCTGCATGAGGGTTCTAGCTTCCTCAATGCTTTCGATTTGCATGTCTCTACCGTTTGCTTTAAACGGTTTAAACAATTCATCATACTCTGTTTTATAGTCGATCTCAGAAGATTCATCAACATTATCAGTAGTATCAGCACTAATTTCAGTATCAGTAGTATCTTCTTGTACAGTTTCTTCTTCGTCAGAGTCTACGCTATCGCTCGACTCTTCCTCAGATTCTTCTTCTACTTGTTGTACATCTTCTTCTTCGACTTCGTTGCTTTCTTCTTCTTGCAAGCCATTTTCAACTTCCTGCTCAGATTCTTCAACTACGGGTTCTTCTTCAGCTTCTGCAGAATCATCAGTACTGCGATTTAGCTCTCGCATGATCGCAGCATCGATTTCATCATCAGACAGCTCAAGAGGATTAATCTCTTCTGCTGCTGCCATGTGTTATACCGCCTCTGCCAGTAGTTCTTGACGAGTTTCTTCATCGTCACGGATAGAACGTTCTGCCATACGACCCATCTGCATAATAGAACGGAAGTACTGACGTAGTTGACCAATAGCAACAATCGACTTGTCTAGCTGGTCTTGGTACTTGGCTTCTTGCATCTCAGGATCAGCTTTAAGAATTACTACTCGTGCAGCTTCATCACGGAAGTACCCATCATCAATAATATCTTTAAAGTCTTTATTATCGATAAGACGAAGCAGTGCTTCCATCTTTTCTACGTTCGCTTTAGCAGCTTCAATGCTTAATTCAATTTGCTCGATTTGTTGGTCTACCATGTTTATTCACCTTTATGTCCCCCAGCATTACCTGTAGGCATTGGTTAAATATGCTTAAACTTTTTTCTAGGTTCTTGCATATTTTGTTGAAAAGTCATCAATCTGATGTTGTCAAAACAATAATGTACATCATTGTATTCACGATCTACAGATGGTGACAGCTTAGTAACATACCCGCTATTAACCCAGTCGTCATATAAGGTATAAAATAGAGGCTGAGAATAAACCCATTCTCTAAATTCTTCTAAAGAATACTCAGGAGCTATATGTCCTCTTCTAACTGAACAAGATTTTTGATGGCTATAAATTCTAGCCACCAAACCTTGTTTAGATTTTCTGTACTCTTTTTTCTTCAAAGCCATACATGGCTTGCAAATAGCATCTTTAACTCCCAACTTATTTGGAAACTCTGTTAGAGCTTTCGTTAAAGAACAGTAAGTGCAAACTTTATGCATTAATTTTCCATTTGCTCAGGACCTTGGGCGGAAAACCCACCATTTTCGAGTAGACGATCTGCAGCTTTTAAATCCAACTGCATTCTTCTATCGAAATCCTTTTTAGCGATTTCTCGCTCAACATCTTGTCCACTTTGTTTATGAACGTAATCCAAATCTTGCTGATCTGACTTGCTATCCAAATTACGAGATTTAGCAAGTTCAGTTTTAGTTTTAGCTGATTTGAGTTCGATATCAATTGTGTTTTCACGAGCTTTAGCAGTTTCGTTTTCAATCTGTGCTTGCAGCAACTGAAGCTCAAGCTGTTTACGCTGTTCAACGTATGGATCTGGCTGTGGTTCGTATTCTTCAATACGTTTAGACAGCTCAGGCATCTTACGTAGACGAGCAATATCAGCAAGGATCATCTTAGACATAGATGGGTCCATATTGTTACCCATAGTCTGAAGCATGAATGCCAACTCTTGTGCTTTTTCGTTGTCTGCTTCTGCAGTACTAATAGTAAGACGTAGATCAAAGTTACCGGGAAGGTCATCTCTACGTACTTCTATAAACTGCGAATTAGTTACGCGAACTGTTTCTACATCAGATAGGAACTCTGCATTCATTGCGATGATCTTACGACCAATCTGGATAATGCCTTCTGCCAATCTCCGAAGTATTGCCAGTTCACGTTTACTTGTTGCGTCTAGAGCACTACGTATACCTGTTGCTGTATTGCCCAGTGCTTGACCGCTAATACCGCTAGTAAATGCTTTAACACCAGTAAGGGATTCTGCTTCCATGTTTTGAAGCTGCAGCATAAATTGTGCTGACTGAGGAATCTCTGGATAAGTATGCATGTAGAATGCTTGACGAGGATCAACGTTAGCGTTGAACTCGTAATCTAGTCCTTTATCAAACTTACGTTTGTTAGTAAGGTCCAGTGCATCTTTGCGTACTGCCATTTGACCATTAGCAGAACGACCCATAACATCAATCATGCCACGAGTTACTGCACCTGCAATTTTCTGGTTATCTTCTAGCAATGCACCATCAGGTTCACCGTAAATAGACTTACGCTTAGGTAAGTATTGAACCAATACAAATGGCAGTTTCTGGTCTGGGAATGGGTTTTCTTCCATTCGGATAATCGTTTCACCTACAAAGGTAGCTACGATAGGTTTAACTACACCAGAACCATCAATATCCCAGTATCCCCAGTATTCATATGCTACAAACTTCTGACGAGGTTTATCTTTAAAGTTAAACGAACTGTCGTCTTGAGAAGCATGATCTGGTTCTGCAAGTACTGAAGAGTTAGTTACTTTGATTTTATCGAGGTTAGAGTACTTACCATCTTTCTTAAGTTCTGAAAGAGATGTTTCAAAGCTGTAGATAACAAAGTTGGCTTTATCTAAGTTACCTTCACAAGTAGGGTCGATCATTACGTTACGGTAATCACAAACTTCTACTGTAGGTTGGTTCTTAAGTACTACTACTTCTTCACGAGTTTCCATACCTACTTGTTGAGGTACAACAAGCTGTCCTTGTTCCATAAGGATTTCGTGAGATGTACGGATTTCTTCAGGCAGCTGATTATATTCAGCTGGATTCTGCTCCATAAGAGCATGAATCTGTTGATGCTGTTGAGCTACCTGTGGATCGTTTACAGGTATGTATTCAAATACTGGAGCTTCTACTTCAATAATTTCTTCTTCGTAGTCCCAACCAACACGAACAATAGCAGTACCTTCATCGACTGCTGTACGTACAAAATCATCAATGAACTTAACTTTGCCTAACTTAGTATTAAACTGGTTATTTAGGATAAGTTCATTCTGTTGAGCAGATTGAGTATCTTCCCAAGTAATGGGCTCTACGTTGAATACGTCATCTGTAGACAAGAATGGTTCAGATAGTGAAGCATAACGCCACTCAGCTTGCTTACGAATAAGCTTAGGGACAATCTTACTGCGTCCATCTGGCGTGTTTACTTTAGCTGAGCCAGTAACATTAAGGTTATCTAACCAAGTAGCTACGTCATTACTGTGGCTATCGTGAGCAGGTTTAGCTTCTTGGAGATCCTGTTTGAGATCCTTAATAGTAGGAGCGTTATCCCACTTAGCTAAACGAGACTCTGATTTATAGAGATCACCGGATTCCATCTCTTCGATATCAATTTTTTGATCCATAACAATCTCTATGCCTTAGTAATATCTTGAACTATCGTGTACTTGCCTGAGTCTATAGTGCGTTTACGGCCACTAGTATCAGTCATTTGGATATCGTAGTAATAATTACGAGGAGTCTGGTCTACATCTGTTGCTGTAGGAGCAAATTCTACTAAACCATTAGCGGCATCAAGAATAACACCATTGATTTGCATAATGTTATTGGTTTCATCTGTAGGAGATTTGCTTGGGTCTACAGTCATTACAAATACGTAGCCAGTAATGTCTAAAGGTAATCCATCACTTCCTGTAATGGTGATTTCATCAGCATAGGTATCACCACGATATCTAGTTAAATCTGTCATACCTTTAGTCCTTTCTTTGCTTGTGTTCCAGAAGCTGTAATTGCTGAACCTACTTTGACTATATTTTGTTTGTTTCTAACTTTAACAGTTTTACCGCTTTGAACTTTAACTGTTATTTGTTTTGAAACAATAGCTAAGGTTCTTGGCTTACTGTTTTCATTAGGTGTTGGAGTGTATACAGAACCACTACTTGTATAAGTATCATCAGTATAAGATTCTTTTACTGATAGTGCTGTATTAATAATGCTAGTTATATTAGCACTAAATGTATCATTTCCGCTTTCTTTTGCGGAGAAACTAACACCAATCTCTCCAGATACTGTTCCTGAGAATGTATCTTGACCCATTTCTCTGACAGACAATGTCGCTTCAGACAGTACAATTAATATTTCGCCTGTTGCTGCAAAAGTATCTGATCCAGATTCTTGAGCAGTCATTAAACCATTAATAACTGTGCCAGCAGTTAGCTGACCTTCAGTAATTACTAGGTTTTGAGCCACTAAGCTAATAGATGTATCTACGTTGGCTTGGATAGTTAGTGTGGCTTCTGAGATTGTCAGAGTATCTGCAACTAGGTTGATCTGTTTACCTGTTGCTACAGAAAGAGTTCCTTCTGTAAGTGTGAGTGTATCTGGAGTTAGTGCTACTACTGTATTTAGTAGCATTTGTACGGTTAGTGTATTTTCACTAACAGTGATAGCTTGCGGAGTTAGAGTAACGTTTGTTTCATTGTTTACTGAAAGTAGACCTTCACTAATAGACAACGTTTGAGAAGTCAGGTCTATTGCACCTGCTACGTTAATATTTAACGTACTCTCTGTAACTGTGATTGTCTGCGGAGATAGTGTAATTACTGTGTCTACTAGAGCTACTACAAATAGTGTGCTTTCAGTAACAGTCAGAGCTTGTGGAGTTAATGTGACAACACTGTTTTGGTTAGCTGTTATTGTTAGCGTTCCCTCAGAGACTGTAAGAGCCTGTTCTGAGAGCGATACAGCAGTTGCATCGTTAACGGTAAGGGTTTGCGCTGAAACGGTTAGAGACTGGCTTACAGGCGTTACTACAGTGTCTATCAATGCCGATACAGTTAATGTACCGGGAGATACTGTTAAGCTCTGAGAAGTAAGCGTTACTTCTGTATTTTTAAATGCAGTTACAGTCAGTGAACCACTAGAAACAGTTAATGCCTGAGCTGTCAGGTTTACATTCTTGTTTCGTGTTACAGATAGCGTGTTAGGTGTAACAATAAGTGCTTGAGATGTTAAATTTACAAATACAGCACTTGTTTGAGTAACCGTTAACGTACCTTCAGTTACTGTTACAGCTTGAGGTGTCAAAGATACATTTGTATCTATGTCAGCTTGTACTGTAAGAGAGCTTCCTGTAACAGATAGTGACTGAGATGTGAGAGTTACTGTTGTATTAACAACTACGCTAACTGTTGCTGTAGCAGTGTTAGTGTAAGTATTTAACCCAGAAACACGTAAGCTGATTGTATCGCCATTGCTAAGATCAGCAGAACGTAACTGAATGGCATAAACCATCTCAGCTTCAGTGTTACCTGTAAAGTCTAATGCTGAACCACCAGCGGAACCATCACCATTATCTATACCGCCATTGGTAGTTAGATAAGTGCCAGAACCTAATCGCTGAGTAGTATTACCACCATCAGTACCCAAACTACCTGACGTAACAGCTCGCACATTGTTAGACGTACTAGTAACGTTATTCCAAGTACCAGAGTTATTTACGTCATACTCTAACTGACAAGCAATATTAGCGGCATCACCACCGTTATCTTCTTGGATAAGAAGACGGACTAAGTAAGTAGTGTCTGAATTTAGTGATTGAGAGTTATTAGCTGTACCAATAATAGTAGAGCCAGATTCAGTGCCATCGTTATAAAAAGCGTAAGAATCTTGATCGAGGTTTGGCGTGTTATGCGCCAAAGCCATTGGACCGCTATACCAGTAACCTTCACGGGATACTTCAACGTATTCTTGAAGTTCTTTATCCCATTCAAGTTCTACTCTGGTGTTAATCCATATCGGGTTTTGGCTCACGATTACACTCTCTAGGGATCTTGTCGTAGGCTTTGATAATCTTAGCTATTTCAGCGTATTTTTCTGTATTAAGGCATAAACCATATTTCATCATGCCTTGCAGATGCTTACGATTATATGAACCTATATCATCAGCAGAGTGAATCTCTCCACCGTCTAACATGAAATAATGATCGTTTCCTCGCCATACATAACGACAAGTGTATGGGTTTTTGACAATGACAGCTTGAACTCCATCATTAGGAGCCTCAAGCCATTGCTTACTAACACGAAATGTTAGTTCAACAATCTCGTCATCGTCACCACCACCTTCAACGATAGAACCATCATCGTAGACAATAGCAAAAGGTTCAAATGCCATTACGCTAGGGTAAACAGCGTGCCAAAGTTAATAGTGATATCCCCATCTTGTAGGCTGATAGCAGTAGTACCATCACCACCTGTAGTCATATCGATCAGACAGATCGCATCTTCAGTTCCTGCATGGGTAGCTGAGTATACGAGAGCGTATCGAATGTCAGTTGGGCCAGATGCATCCTGTGACCAAACTAAATTAGATGTAGTCAGTGCAAATGTTGCTGTACCTGCAGCTTCAGTCCAAGACTTAGATACAGAGGTTTTCTCAGCGTATGTACCGCCAGTAACCTGAGTAAAGCTACCTGAGTCTGGGTTAGCTGTAGAACCATTTAAAGATGAGTTTGAAATCAAACGAACGTTAACGTTATCAGTAGCAAGGTTGATGCTCCCTGATGACATGTTAAGTTTGAATTCATCGAATACGATTACTGAACCTTGAGCCATGAGAAGATCCCCTTGTTAGGCGTGTTGTATTGTTGCACCGTTGATTTGGATAGTCTGACCCAAAGCAATTACGTTGTTGTCTAATACTATGTCAGTACCAATAGTACCTACAGTAAGTCCTGATAGGTCTATGATACCTCCATTGGTTTTAAGTCTAGCTGTTACTGCTGTACCTGAACCAGTAGCAGTTACTGAACTAGTATTGTTGCCAGCATCAAACTGTACAGTCCAAGTATCTGTAGCTACTGTGCCACCTGCAGGAGATAGGTTAAATGTACAAAGTATTGTGGCAAAACCAGTAGTACCTATTTCAAGAGTGCCGTTAGCAAAGTGATCTCTTGTTGCAGACATACGGCTAGTTTTAACCGCATCCGTATAAGTAACAGCCATCTTGTATTCCTCTTAGTATGTACTACTAAAAATAGTATTTTTACTGCAAATAAACAACATTAACCTTTGT